GCAGACAAGGTCGTAAACGCCCCGGCAGCAGGCGCAACCCCGCCGATCGCGGGCGGCGAAGCCAGCCAGTTTGTAAAGCCCGCGCCCGAGACCGCACCCGACGCAGACAAGGTCGTAAACGCCCCGGCAGCAGGCGCAACCCCGCCGATCGCGGGCGGCGAAGCCAACGTGTTTGCGGTCTGGATTACACTGCCGGCCAGGGTGGCGGAACCCAGGAAAGCCGGTGCGGTAAGCGGTGCCAGCAATGCCTCCGCGGCTTCCGCCCGCGCCGTTTCCGTCGCGACGTCCGAAAGCATGGCTAGCGTGCCGGGAGCACCGGGCAGCGTGAATGTGTAGCTCCCCTGCTGGTTGAACACAGTAGTGTAAACGCCGGTCGTCGATATCTGCGGCATCATCCCGAACGCCGTGCCGATGGCGGCGAATTCCGCACGCATGGTCGCCGACAGGCCCTCGGACCCGGTGCCGGGACTGCCGCTCGGGTTATAGAACAAGTTCGTCATTATACTCTTATTCCACGGCGCATCGAATAATGATGGATAATACTATTGATCGTATAGGCGGCGATATAGTTCGTCCCTGAATTAACAGTGACGCGGATATTCTCCGCCGTCCCGGTTTCGTCTATGTCCGAGGGTAACAGGCCGCTGCCGTCCCAGGTGAACGCATCCCATACAAAACTGTCCCAGTGCGGCACGGCGCCCAGATTCAGAACGAAATCGACCGCCGGCAGTTGGGCAAGCTGGGCGTTGTTGTATCCGATCTGGTAGCCGAACTGGATATCGGCATAGCTGCCGCCCTGCACCTCGATCGAGGCCGCACGAAACCGCTTCAGGATGCGCGGCGACTTCACCACATCCCACGCCGTCACGAAATAGGCGGAGATCGCCGCTCCGTCGAACGACGTTCCCACGTCCAACTGATAGACATAGCCGCTCTTGCCGCCCGCGTAGGTCGCCTCGTTGTCCGAAACCAGTTTGGTATTATCGACGCACATCATGACGTCGTTGAACAGCATTGGCGCGGCGCCGAGATACTGCTGGTTCAGCACGGTGCAATACAGCGCATAGCCGTCGCCGAAGAACAGCCGGTACTGGCTCTTGCTCCGGTTGATCGCCGATGCCGTCAGATTGCCGCGTTCCCGCGCGATGAACGGCAGGATGTTCTTGGTCAGCGTCGAGGGCAGGAAGTTGCCCCAGTTCATTGTCGTTTTGAGCGTGACAACGCCGAGATCGTCGAGAAAGAACGTGTCGAACAGGTTCTGGCAGGACCGCGGCACTGCGCCGATCGAATTGTTGAACGTGACGAAGTTGAAGGTGGTCGGGTCGGTGCCATACAAAAACGCCGCGTTGCTGCGCAGGTACACGCCAAGCGTTGCCGTGGTCTGGCTGCCCGGCAGGGTGATCATGCCGGTGATCGTGTCGCCGGTCGCGATCTCGCCGCCGCCGTCCACCGAATCCCACATGAACGGCGTGCCGGCGGCGCAATAGATCAGCGACGATCCCTGCGCGATAAACAGATAGTTCTTGTGGAAGCAGATGTGTGACGGCGCATTCGGCGACAGGCCGGTCGCGATCGGCGCCAAGGTGGTGCCGTCGAACTCAAAGAGCGGGTTGACCCCGTCGCACCCGTAGATCCGCTTCGTGGTCAGTTGCCCGGAGAAGTTGCATTTGACGAACTCGAACTGCCCGAACGCCGCCATGGTGATCGGCGTCTGCGGCCCGGTGAGCGTCAGCGTGGCGCCGCCTGCCGTGGTCGCGGCCCCGGCGGCGAAACTGCCCCCGACAGGCGCGAGGATGACGAACTGGCCGACAGCCGAGCCGGACCCCGGCGCAGTCGCCCAAAGACCGGACTGCCACATAACCCGCTTGATCGTCGCCGAGACGGCGCCCTGGATCAGCGTGTCGCCGTCGAACGGCTCGACGGTGCCGCCCGCGGTAAAGGCGACAAGGTCGAAATACGGCACCAGCACCCAACCGGCCGGGGTGGCCTGGTAGAGCAGCGCCGCCGTGGCGCCGACATTGGCGCGGAACGCATAGACCTGATCGACGCCCCCGAACGCCATGGAGACGACGCCGAGGATCGGCCCGCTGCCCGGCACGGCGTTGATCGCCGCACGGTAAACGTCAGCCGCCGCCGCGGTGTAGATCGCCTCGGTTTGTGCGCCGATCGAGACCGTCTGCGCGGTTGCCTGCCCGGTCAGCAGCGACAAGGGCGACACGCGTAGCCAGTCGGTCTGGTCGAAGATGCCCGCGACCATGGTCAGCACCAGATAGGCGACCGGCGCGGTCACGACGGCGACGACCGTCCCGGAGGCGCCACTGCCGATCTGGGTGACGACCTGGCCCGCGACCGGAACCGGCGTCGTCGCGGCCGAGGTGAAATCGCCGCCGAAATCGCCGCCGAAATCCGGCAACTGAGGCACGGAGAAGGCCACGACCTGAACCACGGTATAGCTTGCCGCACTCGGCGACGGGTGGCCGTCGAGCCGCTCGTAACCGTCGATGCGGGCGTAGCCGCCAAATTGCGCCACTTCAAAGTTGAGTGCATCGCTCAACGCCCCGGGCTGGAGACGCAGCGACGGCGTCGTGAGATCCAGGCCGCCGGGGAACGGCTGGCCCTGCGCGTTGGAACCGCTGCCCAGCGACGTTTCGGTGTACTGAACCTTGGCCCAGCCGCCGGCTTTCGCGACGGCGTTCATCTGGCGCGCCGCGCGCCGAGGAAGCCGAACGCGCCCATCGCCGCGACGGTGAATGACGACTGCGCGACCAGATAGACCGTCGTTGTCGTCGCCAGAGACAGCCGTGTCGTTCCGGTCGAAAAGCTGGGGTTGACCGCGCCGGGAACGGTGGCGGCCATGAATTGCTGGAACAGCGCCCCCGTGGTCGCGGCAGGCAGCGCAGCCGTCGTGGTGTTGATGCCGCCCTGCGCCGCCGTGATCGAGGTCGTGGCGGCCGGCGTGAACGCCACGGTGCCGCGCACATCCCAGTCACCGGCCGTCAGGCTGATGCTGGTGACGTTGGCCGGCGTCGCCGTCGTCAGGGCAACCGCGGAACCGGCCGCGATGGCAGACGACACGAACTCGCCGACACTGCCGGTCGCGACGTTGTCGTTGGTCACGGTGCCGGCGACGCCGATGGTCGAGGTCGGCGAGATCAGCCCGGTCGTGGCGAGGGTGGTGAACTTGCCCGCGGCCGGGGTCGTGGTGCCGATCGGCGGCGGCGCCAGCAACGTGGCGGCCGATTGGATCGCACTGCCGGCCAGGGTGGCCGCCCCCGTCAGCGCCGGAGCCGCCTTCGGTGCCAGCAGTGCCTCTGCCGCCGTGGCCCGCGCCGTCTCTGCGACGGTCGCCGCATAGTTCGTGGCCAGCGCCGCATTGACCGCCGCATTGACCGCCGGCGCGTTGAGGACGGGCTGCCCTGGTGTCGTTGTTGGCCCGGTGAGGGCGATTGTGCCGCTCACGCAAGAGCTCCGCCGAACGTCATGCGCTTGGCCCGCACCGCCATCAGTTGCGCATACATGGGGGCATATTCCTCGCTCGCGCGCTGGTACAGCTCGGGCGCGCTCTCATATCCGGCCGCCTTTTTCATCGCGGTATAGATGATGAGATGCTGAAAGCGCGTCGGCAGGCCGAGCGGAACGTCCGTGTCCGCCGCCAATGCCTGCGGCGCCATGAAGTAATCGGCGGTGATGGTGTACAGAGCATTCGGCGGCGGTCCGAGGCAAAGCGACTGATCCGGCCCGACCGCGAACGCGACAGGCCGCGTCTGCACGTTCCGCATGGCACCCAGCATCATGCCGTCCCGCCATTCGTCGAACGACACCTCGTCCAGGAATATCTCGCCCGTGAACCCGCTCGCGGTCGGATAGCAGCGCGGCGTCTCGCGATCCCATTTGCCGAAGGAATCCACCGCGACGCCGACCGTGCCGGCGCCCGTGCCAAGGGGATACGGCGCCTGACCCGCGACGGTCTGGAAGGCGACGCCGCCGCCGAGCAGGACGGACGAGCGCATCCAGTCCCAATCGTCGTGATCGCATTGCAGATCGTTCCACGCGTCGCTGACCCAGCCGACGATGCGCCCGAGCGAGCCGGTGGCACCGACGACGGTCGGCAGCGCGGTCTGGATTGCGACAGACGAGGCTACGCCACTTTCCACGCATGTCTGCTGGCAGAGGGCGAGGAAATTCATAGATTGCGCCTACGGATTTCCGACACCCAGGCCGCGCCGCGAGGGTTCGCGTCCTCAATTATGGAGAACGAGTGCACCGGCGACGTAAACCGTTGCACAATATTATTGGGCCGCTCGCTGTCCATCTCTTGGATTTGTGTATGCACGGTATCGACCTTGGCCCGGATGATGACTTCCAAGACCTTGCGCTTGACGATCAGCACCCGGCCGACCGGGAGGTAGCCGATCTCGTCCCAGCGGTTGGCCTGGAACACCTCGGCCGGCTTGCCGTTGACCCAGATCGGAAACGCCCCCGCCGCGTTCTTGTCGGAGGACGGTTCCAGCCTGATCGTGACCGGCTCCTCCATGAACGCCAACTCATCGAGGTAGTCCGCGTTGCCGGTCTTTTCGCCAATGACGATGTCGCCGTCATACGCGGACGTATCGACGATCGGCGGCTTCTGCTCGACCTTCGGCAATGTTTCGCTGTGCAATTCCTGGCGTGCCATAACAATTCCTCAGAAAAGGTTCCGGACGGCGAAGTAGGTCGCGAGCCACATCGCGGCGAACACCGCGAGGATCATCACCCCGGCCCGCGCCGCCGCTCCAGGCGTTTCCTTGCCGTCCGGGTCCAGCGTGATGGCGCAATGGCGCCGCTGCACCAGTGCCCCCAGGATGTCGCAGACGACGCACCCCCACCGCACGCCGGCCGCCTGCGCGTCGGCGGCGTGGACGGACACCGTCTGGGTGTCGTCGCCGTCCAGGAACATCACGTTCATGACGCGGTCCAAGGCCCAGCCCATGCGGTCGGGCCATGAATCCGCGGCATCCGGCGTCGGCGAGGACATGGCCAGCCGTCAGCTCGCCTGCGGCCGGGGCGGAATCTGGCCGATGTTCTGGAACGTCGTCGCCACGACTCCCGAGGCCGCCCACGCCCCGGTGCCGGGTATCCATGCCGCCGCCGAGGGCGCCGTCTTGACGATGGTATAGGCCAGCGGCAGGAAGTTGATCGGCAGCGGCGGAAACTGCGGATCATTGATCAGTGCGCCGGTTGTCGTCGTTACCCCGATCGAGGTCGCGATGATCTGCCCCTGCACGAGCTGCAAAGCCCCCGCCGCGGTCTGCCCGAACACCAGCGCACAGGTCTGGTTCGGCTGTAGCGCGTTGAACGCCAGGCCGGTGTTGGCGTCGGTCGTCGGGGTGGCGGCGTTGGTCTGCGGGGCCAGCGTCGTGACGAATTTGCCCTGGATCAGTCCCGCCGTCGTCACCGTGGACGTAAACGTCGAGGTGGTTCCTGCGACGGCGCCGCAGTTCACCAGATTGAGGGTAAAACTCGGGTCGAAATCAGTGTTAACAGCCATGTTTACTTGCTCCTCAAAGCAATACGGTGGGATCGAACGCGCCCAGCGGACTGATATAGACGGTGGTGCCGGCATCGAGCGCGGTCGTGCCGCCCGTGAAGCCCGCGGCGTTGTAGATAATCGCGAACCCGATCAGCGATTTCTTCTGCGGAAACTGCGGCCAGGTGACCGCACCAAGGGTTGCCCCCGGGTTGCCGCCCGCCACTGTCAGGTTCCCCGCGCTATCCACGAAGAACGCGGCGATGACCCACGGCGCGGCCACGGTGGCGTTGATGCCGGTCAGCGCCGGGAGAGCGGTTCCCGCCGCGACCGACACCAGTGTGCCGCCCGCCACGGCGTAGAAGGTCGCGGCCCCCGTCTTGGGGTATGCGGCACCTCCCGCGTTGATCACCAGCCCGGCCGAGGTTAGCGGCTGCGACGAGCAGCGGTCAGCGACCGGGTCAATGACGCGCGAGAGAAAATAGCCGTCCTGGACGTTGGCGAGGCCCTGCAGGTATCTGCCGATTGTATCAAGCATCGGAAGGCTCCTTTACTTGATTACACCAGGACCTTGCTGCCGACGTAACCAACAGCCATCCATCCGGGATTCTCGATCATCACGGCCTTCCACCATGCCGTGCCCGAATAGCCGCGCTGGCCGAGCGGATCGGATTTACTCTTGTCGCCGGGCGGCAGGAACGTCGGCGACAGGCTGTCCCTGCCGCGCAGCGCGATCTGGCCCCAGGCGTCTTGCGCCGTGACGATGAAGGGGTAAACATCGATCGACACGCCGGTCGTCGAATACAGCCCGGTTGCGCCGATCGCGGCACCCGCGTCCTGGATCGACGGCAGATCCGGACTGGTGATGAACCGGAACCGCTCGCACTTGCCGACCTCGTATGCCTGCGGCGTGCCGGAGGCATAGGATTCCGCCGGGACGAAATTCGGCAAATCGCGAATGTCCGGCTCAAGGTCGGTGTGGCAGTACACCGTGTAACCCTCGGCGACGCCGTCGGTGCCGAAATTCGGGCCGGACTTCAGTACCTTGTTGACCGGCTTGCCGTGGTTCGCCTGCAAATTCTTGGCGATCTTGCGCACCATGCCGAGCGTCAGACCGCCCGCCACGGTGGCGATCGAAGTGCCCGCGCCGCCGTAATAGGCGTTGGTGCAGCCGCGGAGCGCACCCCAAATAATCATTTCGTTTACGAAAGTTACCCGCTCGCCGATCTGCTCGATCATCGCTTTCGGGATGTCGTCTTCATACAAATCGTACGTCTTGTCGGTGAACCCGTAGAGGCAGCCGAACTGCTGCACGACGACGGTGATGTCCAGCGGCACGATGCTGTCGGGCGCGGGTGTCACGCCTTCCTGGATCTGGTGCGCCTGTGTGATGGTGTTGCCGCGGTCGCCGGTGCCCGACTGGAAATAGGCGTTCATGGTTGTCGCGTTGGTCGCGGTCGCGCCATAGGGCAGCCAGCGCCGGGCGACGTAGGTGTCGCTGGAATTGCGCGGCATCGGGATCTGCCGGCCGGTTTTGCCGAGCACCTCCAAAGGCACCGCGTGAGCGAGTATTTCGCCCTTAAATTTATTTATCCGCCCGGGTGTTAGTGTGAAATTTTGCATCGGCATGTGAGGGGTGTCCTGTGATTCAGCGGGGAAAGCATTGCTTCGTCATGGACGCGCCTTGCGGTGTGTCCTCATCGCCGCCGGTCAATGGCCGGGCAGCGCGGGTTAGTCAGCGGGAATTGAATCCCGCTTCAAATTCGTCTTGGTCTGACTTGCCGGAGGAAACGCCAGCGTTGTCGCCGCGGGGCTGCACCGCCGCTCGGATACGGTCGGCTCGCACGAGGTCGCGTTGCGTCCCGTTCACCTTCGGCGCGGCGGCGGTCTCCTTTTGGAATGCACGAA